CCGCGTACACGTAGTGCTTCGGAATGGAATCCGACCAAGACAAGTATTTGAGCATGGCCGACACCTGGTCTTCAGGGAGTTCGGAGACCAGGACAATTTCGCTTGGCATGATGGTCGTCAAATATTGGTCCAGTTCGTCAAACGTGGTGGGGTTCATCAGCAAGGGCGTCTGATATTCCGCCAAGTACGATTCGCCGGTAAAAATGTTCATGGATGCCATTCCGCAGAGGAGGGAAGGGCCGGAAGCGGATTCGGTTCGTTTTCTAGGGGTCACTTGAGACAACCAGATGCAGGTAATGTGGTTGGAAATACGCGGGGTGATGTCCGAATCGGCGGAGAGGTAGGTGCCCGGGGAATGGATTTCGTGCAGGACGCGCACGAAGTCTTTGCCCTTCTTTTCTTGGACGTAGATGACCACGGTGAAGCCGGCATCCACCATTTTTTGGATGTATTTATCCAACTGATGGTCACGCACCCCCGCCATCACGACCGGGCACGGGGGGAGCTGTTTGATCCATGCCGAAATGGCCTTGGTGATGGCGTTTTCCGAGGTATGGTAGCGTTCCCCCGGGAAGGGAGGGACCGAGGTGATGGCCGGATTCACACATGTACCTAAAGTCATGCGTTTTTCGGCAATGTTCAGATTGCACTGGTCGGCAAAAGCCTGTATGGGAGTAATGTCGTAGGTCCCGGTGAATGGGTTGCGAATACTGTAGACTTCAAAGAAGGACCCCACTTGCATCAGGAGGAGGGTAGTGTCGCCATACTGTTTTTGATACTTTTGGGTCAATTTGAAATAGTCAATGACGATGGAGTCGTCTTTGGCGCCTCCCGTCCCTCCCGTGTTTCCACAGTGTTCGTTTTCCTTACTCATGACGGAGGATGTACACTAAATAACTGCACAAGTGTTTATGTAGTTATTTTATTTGAAGAAGGGTGCGCATACCGGGGCATTGCAGTAAAGCGGCATAACCTGCCCCCCGCCCTGCTTCCGTCGCATCGTGCGACGCTTCTGGCGATGCTGGCGACGCTGATGCTTGGTTTTTTTCAAAAGACGGCTGCGCTCGCGTCTCGTCTTACGTTCCATCTTGCCTGCTATAGGGTATGGATTTATTTTTTGTTCTTGTGGGAGTTGCGACGGTGTTTACGCGTCTTGCTTCCCCCCACCACGAACATCTTATCGTTCTTGGATGAATGCGCCTTGGGTTTCTTGGCGCGCTTGTGGTTGACATCTGCCTCCACCATGGCCACCGCCACCGTCTCCTCGGTAGCGGCCACCACCGCCGGGGCCATGTCCGCTTCCGCTTCCGCGTTCACGTCCTTCTTGGCCCCCTTGCTAACCCCCTTTCCGGATTTCTTATACTCCAATCTGGCCTCCTTCATGGCGTCCTTGAATTGGTAATCCTTGTTGGTCGCCTTCTTGGTCTTGTAATATTCGGTGACAAACTTGGTCCACTCGTTCATGGTATTCGTCGGTTGAATTACTATATATATCCCTCATAAAATAACCGGCTCCATGGTTGGACTTCCCGTTGAATCACCGAATCACCGAATCATTTCATATAGGGATACGTCAACAGGTGATTGACAGTTCTTATGCAAAAATAGACTGCGATGAAATAAACGACGCCATGAATGAGGACGTATTTGATCAGAGGAGCCTTTTCTGGAATCGTAATTAGCACATGCGGGGTAGTAATAAAAAAGAAAAAGGTAGCGATGATGGTGTAAAGAATCTGTTCAAGCCGGTTCCACATTTGTATTGATTCTATATTTTTTTGTTGGTAACTGTCTAAATACTGGGTATGAATTCCCAGTCCAGGTCTTGGCACACCTTTTTCCATATTTGGTCTTGTTCGCGCTGCTTATCCACGTCTTTCATGAGAATGATATAGGGCAAATACTGGGTCTGGTCCAGCAACACGCACAGTTGGTACAACGTGTAGGTGTAGTTGAAGAAGTTGGTGCGGTTGGCCGGACAATGAAGCGCCCACGGTTTCTGGATCTCAATGAATAAAACGCACAGGGTTTCGTGGAGTTCCTCGTTCATGATGGGCGGTTTGATCCCAAACAGCGAATTGATGTATTGGATGTGTTCAAAGTACTTGTTGAGACCCAATTTACGGAGAATGTCGCGCATCTTGTCGTAGGTGAGCTGCGACGTCTCGGTAATACGTTCCTTCTTGATGCGGGCTCGGATCGCCTCAATGACTTCGTCGGGGATGAGCGTGGTCTCCTTGGCCTGGAATTGCGACAAGATTTCCTTGAAGTGGTTGAGGCGGATGTAGGCCGTATAGGAGACTTCGTTCGGCGGCTCTTTGTTGGCGGGCTTGGCGTTGTCCACGATATGGGTGATAAACGCACCACACTTGATATTGTTGCAAATGAGGATTCCTTCTTCGTCTTGGGGGATGAGTTCGCCTTGGCAGCATTGTTCGCAAATATCGGACTGGATCATGAAATCTTGGAGGTTGATGAGTTCGTTGTTGACATTCTTCCAATAGTTTTGGTAGACGTTGCGTGATTGTTGGTATTTGTTGCTAAAGGCGTTGGAGGCTTCCGGGTTGGTCCCCTTGATCTTGAAGAATTGGTTGAGGAGGTTGACGTTTTGGGTACCACCCCCCTCCGAGATGTCCTTCTTCTGTTCAAAATATTGGAAGATGTACCTTGAATTCTGCAGCAAATATTGCTTCTTCTTGGACTTGAATTCTTTGATGCGGGCCCGGGTCTGTTCAATCTTGTCCAAGGTGTCTAAATATTCCTCCAGACGTTTGGCGGTGGCGTGCTTTTTCGCCGTGAGTTTGAGATGTTCAATGTCTTCACGGAGTTGAGGGATGGTGTCCTTTTCAATGGTATCAAAGTATTGGAGCATTTCGGTGTGTTTTTCGTCAATGGTGTTGGCGACATACGTAGATTTCTTGGACTCGGTACCCACGGGTTTACATGCCGAGGAAATAGAGGCCCGGGTGATATTCTTATCGGTTTTTTTCATCGTCGCGGTTTCGTTTTAGAGGGTTCGTTTTAGAAAGTTATTAATATATGGTATCTAAAAGGGTGTTTTTAGTCCCTTTTCACACCAGGGGTGGGGGTTCCTCCAGATATTGACGTAAAGGCATCCGTCGCATATTCTACCATCATTACAAGCCCGGCACACGTATCGCAGATAAGATGGCCACCTTGACGAGCGATTTGAGTCCGACCGACAAGCTGGGATTGGAATTGTTGAACGCGTGCTACTTTGGAAACACTGCTTTAGCTATCCGACTCTTGGAAAATCCCCGTGTGTCGGGGGGATGGATGGACCCGCGCGACGGGTGGTCTCCCATTCATTATGCGGCCCGGTGGGGCAAAATCGCGATCATCAAAGCGCTCCTAGAGCGGGGGGTGGATATCAATATATGTACAACGGCCAAGGAGACTGCGCTGCACAAGGCCTGCCGTTCCAACCGTAAGAATGTGTGTATTTTCCTCCTGCGGCACGGGGCCGATCCGACCATCGTCAATGGAAGCGGGCAACGCGCCAGTGAACTGAGTGCGGACGAGGAGATACAGTATGTATGTGATCATTTCCCGGAATTCATGTTGAATTGGGAGGAAGTGCGTAAGAAGATCAAATCCGCACCCCCCGTGAAGAAGACGGAACCCCCGACGTCGGCCGGTCAGAAGGCCGAGGTAGCGAATACCAAGAAAATGAAGCGATGACCCCGGGCCATGACGTCCTGAAAGATCAAGTATAGGAGCACCCCACCACGACACCTTTTAGGAGAATAGAGTATATAGGCAACCATGGGTCAGAGAGAAACGGGAAAGAGACGCCACAGTAAAAAAGGGTTACGTAAAACCGCCAAGCGGGGTAAGAGACGTACGAAAGGCGGGGGGTTCTTTGATCGGGTCAAGAGCGTATTTTCGTTTTCCAAGAGCAGTCAACCGTCGGTCCCACCGGAAACGCCGAGCACTTCTGAAGAAGAACCCTTGGTCGTTAAAATCGTACGGGACATACAGCAACAGTTGGGTCTGTCGTTCCAAGAGGCACGTGAACTGCACGAGAAGGCCATGACGCCGTTGTCCAATTCTCTTCAATTTACCGAAGCTCAGGTTCGGTTGCAGGCTTTGCTCGGTTTTACGTCGGGCCAGATGTTTGACGGGGAATACCGTGACCGCCTGGAGACATTGTACAACATTTACAAGTCGTACGATGTAGTGAGGTACGTGCCGGTGGTGATGGCGGCCGTCAACACTTTCAACGATAGCATGGACAAGACGAATGACATGAACAGACGGACCAAATCGGGTGATTTCCGTCTTCCCGTCTATCCCAAAATCCAATAAACCACATAGAAACCATGGGATATAGTCTACTTACCATATTGTTTTAGGCATTTTATTGTTTCAGGGGGACACGGTTATCCCCCTGAAATGGCTTCATGTGTGAGATTAGGTCAGAAATCTGCAGAGGCACGGTGCAAGGTGTGCAAGGGCGGGTGAAACGGAGGTGATTCCCATTTAGTCACAAGTAGGCCATTGCGCCGATTTCGGCCAGATTTTTCCGAAAAAGGGAGGGTCCGGGATTTTTTTTCTTTTGTAACACTATATACATTTAAACAATGGCTGGTGGTCTTC